ATACATATTACAGTTTCAAAACATTTTCAATAGCGGACTAAAATCTAATAAAAAAATCAAACTTACTAGGTTTTATGAAGATAAAGAATATGAAGCGAACAGAACAGTTAATTAACAATAGGAGAGGGCTATGAGAGAAAGTCAGCATAAAATGATAATAGATGCACTATCAACTGGTCAAAGAGTAACTGTAAGACAACTTGCTACCAAACCCATATACAGTATGTATGGTGGTAAAAGGTTGTCTGAACTCAAAGAGAGAGGTTATGACATAAGAGACCATTGGGTAGAGGGAGAGAATGGCAAGAGATACAAAGAGTATTTCTTTCCAAAATCTGAGATAAATAGACTAAAAAGAGGTAAAAATGGGCAGAGTAAAAAGTGAATTGTTTGATTGGGAACTCGATGAAGCTGAACATGAAGAAGCTATGAGAGATCCTGAAATGACTGAATGGCAAAGAGAAAACTTTAAAAAATCAGTAGAACAACAAATAAAAGAGAAGGAGGAGTCTGATGATAGAAAAAATTATAGAGATGTGTAATGAGCTGCCAGATATGGCAAAAGCAGTTATATTCGTGTCAGTTATCAGCATTTTTTGGGCATTGATACTTTAGTGTATCGAAATAAAAAACTGCTCGAACTGATGAGAGAACTGCCTTGTATGTCGTGTGGCATACAAAATGGCACGATAGTAGCTTGTCATAGCAACCAAAGTAAACATGGCAAGGGAATGGGTATTAAAGCACCTGACTCTCTTGTCGTTGCTTTATGTCATACTTGCCACCAAGAATTAGACAATGGCAAGAAGTTAAGCAAAGAGGAGAGGGTGCATTTGTGGGATCAGGCATACATAAAGACTATGCAGTATCTTATAGAACATGAAATGCTAATAATTAATGAGAAGTAAAAAACTAAGAAGATATCTTTGGGTAAATAATATTTACGATTATACAAATACTAAAATAAAAAGTTATCTTACTAGAAAGGGTATAAAATATATGATTGGAACTCAAGATTTGTTTGAGCCAAAACCTTTTAAACTATCAAGTGTTAAATTCCATGCTTCCTACTATGCTTCTGTTCCTGCTTACACTTGGCAATATGACCAAGAAATAGAAGAATTTACAGAGAATGAGCATTACAATAAACATAGTTTTTCCAAAATAGAGGACTTGAGGTTGGATTTAAGAGACCAATTATCGATGTGTGTTATTAATAATCTAGCAAAAATATTTGAAGATATGGACAAAAATTTAGAAGTTGATGTTTTTATAAACGGCATAAAATTTGAATACAAATGTGATTTGAGTCAAATGAAAGAATTTGAAATAAACAAAAATAGCACAAGACAAGAAATTGTTGTTTTTGGGGAAAAATATAATTTATTAGACCAATTTATTAAAAAAAGAATTATTTAGGTATTTATAATGATAAAAATTGAAAAGAACATACCAATAACTAAAGGTGGGAGACCTAGAAAATATAAAGAATATATCGATGCTTTCGATAGCATGAGTTTAAACGAATCTTTTCTTGTAAATGACTACAAAATAGTAGATTCTGTGAGAAGATATGCTTGGAAACAAAAGATTCCTTGCAAGTTTAGAACGATAGCTAAGAATAGCTATAGGATATATAAAGTTAATGAAAGCTGATCTTCTTTCACTCCTGACTGCAAAGTCAATGAACTATGAAATATCAAGTGGTAATCACGATGCCATAACTTCTGAAGATATTGCACACTTTTTAGGTACTAGAGATTTAGATAACAGAGAGTACGATTTATTAATGGCAAAGTATACAGAGGACAACCATGCTAGATCGATGTTGTTTGATGATATTTATGAAGATGTATTCGGCATCTTTACAAAACATATAGATATATCCGAGATCAAATCCGATAAATATTTACTGAGACATTTTATTAACCTTGCATTGAGGGAAACTATGTTGACTGTGTGTCCGTTCTGTCAAGGTAGAGGTGTTATCAAAACAAAAAGCAGCATAGAGAAGTGTCATCATTGTGAGGGTACAGGACAATTTATTTATGATGATAATAATCGCCCAGAGTTTGTAGGTATGAAAAAAGAAGAATACATGAATTACAAAAAACCATACGTTGAAACTTTAGAGATGGTAAAAAACATTGAGATCAATGCTTTGGCCAAAATTGGAGACGATTCTTAAAAAAAAGTGGCCCTAGAATCGCCATAATCCAGTTTAAACAAGGTGGGCCATACCTTAGTAACCCCCTAATGAGTTAGTCTGTTCTCATCGATTGTAGAGTCTTTTTCAGGGGCATCGCTTGTTTCTTCATCTGTGTTGTCCTGGATCATGGCTAATTTAGGTTTAAGTGCAGGAATTTTGCTAACAAGACCTTGTAGTTCTTCGATCAGCTCCTCATCAGATTTGTTTGTACCTTTCTCTACGTTAAGATTAACATTTTGAGAACTGAACCCACCCATCTCTAAAACTAATTTTGCGGTATTCAGTCTGACGGCATCTTGTTCTGAATTTAATAAGTCTTGTAATACTGTTATTGCTTTGCCGGTTGTGGACGTAATTCTTTCTTCATTCTTTTGTCTAATTTCGTGAGTGTATTTCTTTTTAAGATAAGACCCCATTTGTTTTGAATTGGATAGCCAACCGGCTTTCTTTGCTGATTGTGCCGCATTACCGGCAGTATCTCCTTCTAAGTAATATTCTATAAATTTTAATTCTTGTTCTTTATCTATTTTTTTCGGCATCGCTTTTCTCCATTAACCATTTCTTTAACTTGTTTGTTGTGTGCTTGGGTAGAGGTAAATCTTTTCTAAACTTTATCCAAGACTTATCTAGAACCAAGCTACCATCTATATCGACTTGTATATCAGATCCTGATATGTGAGATACTATGGTAATACTTTTTTCATTTTCTTCAACGACTAATCCGATAGATATACAATCAGCTAGTGCGTTGTCTAAATCATTTATGTTTGTCCACCCTGATGTGGGTGTAATTGCATCTTCCCAGTTTATAATTACGAGCTTTGGTTTCATTTTTTGCTTCTAAGAAAATTAAGATAATCTGCTCCCTCCTCTACTTCCCAAAATATTTTTATAAAATCTGGGTGTGAATCTGGTAGTTCTGTATTGAATATTGCAACTGCACAAGCAGACATCATCTTACATGGCAAGTTCAATGCTTTTGCAAAGTTGTCATATTTCTTGTACGAGCCAACCTGGACACAATGCATGATTTTGTCATTGGTTGCATCTCTGATAGGACTATATCCAGAGACATGAGTGTGTCCTGCAATAAGTAAGTGATCTCGTGCATTGAACAATGCGTGTCTTACGATACCATGAGCTGTGTTATACATAGAGTGCCCTCTAAAATTATGTGCACAGTTTACTTTAATTTCATGTTTGGGTAGTTTTATTTTGAGTCTTGCGTTGTGGTCTTGATAAACAGACTTCAATGGTTTGCACATCCATTTGATAGGATCGCCTTCCATAGCCCACATATCATGGTTACCTGCAACGATAAAGATATAAGGTGTTGCATTGATAAGCCACTCGACTAACTGCCATTGTTGCTCACCATTTGTGGTCTGATCTGCCCACAATCCTGCAAGTTTACCTCTCCTTGCCCAGTTGTTTGACAGATCGCCTACAGAACAGGCATACATGCCATCTGTAGAATTAACTATATCTATGTGTTTTCTAAGCGATACCCAGTCACAGTTGTCATCATCAACATGAGGGTCGCCTTGTATGTAAAGACCGATAGGTTTTGTGTCTTTAATTCTGATCTTGATAAATTCATCTTTTCTCTCACGAGCATCTTTTCTTTTGAATACTTCTGTCCTTTGCTCGATAAGTTCTTCTGTAGTCCAATCGTTTTCTGTTCTTTCTTCAAGTTCATAGTTTTTTACGACTTTTGGATTTTGTGTTTTTTTGCCACAGGTCTTACATCTATATCTTTTTCTTTGGTGTTGTGTACCATCAGTACCTGCTTTAATAATATGGGTAGATCCACAACTAGGACAAACGAGCATATCTCCATCTTCGTTTCTTTGGATAACTCCGATCCTGCTGTAGTTGCCACCATTGTTATGAATGGTCATTTGGTTTCTTCCTGCTTAATTAGGTATTCGATATA